TCGCAACAGTTCTACAACAGCATTGACAAACTGGAAACATTGTTGAGCAGTGTGCCAAGAGACCTGTCAAGTGTGTTGGGACAGAACACAGACTTCGTGCCTATGTTCCAGATGTACATAAACGCAATGGTCAAACAAGGCGAGTTGCCAAACAATGTTAATCAATTCCTGTTAGGATTTAAAAAGTTTTACGCAGATAGAATGCAACAGCAGATATCAGGACTGAAAGCACAGAAGGCTTTACAGTTGAGACAAGACAAAATGAAACAGATGCCTCTGTTCCTGTCCAAGGCCAAGAAACCTTTACAGGCCATGCTAACATTCTACAAAGCAGTACAGTCTATGAAAGGTTTTATTCTTAAGAAAATGAATCAAGCAATGGCTATAGGATCATTCTCACAAACAGATGGCGGACTAGAAGTAACTGAACCAGAAGGTTTCGTTGCTGTAGACAAGTCAGGTAATGCTGTTAAACTGGTAGATAGATTGGGATTCTCAAGAAGAAACTTGACTGCTGTCAGCAAATTCAAGAAATAGATTCAACGTCTTATTAATTTCTAAACTTAATTTTTCTTTATTGAACATAGTATCATAATTGTGCTGTCTCAATGCTTTCGTCTGTAGGTAGATGTCCTGCCACTTCTTATTCCTCAGATCCTTACACAGAGAAACAATATTATCAATACGCTTGTCAGGCTCCCGCTCTAGGTCATAGCCCTCATCGAAGTAATTGCCAAATGTCTTGAACCCCATCTCTCGCAATCTCTGTAGGTATAGGTAGTTTCCATGCACTACGAAAACGTGCCGTGCCATAATAGGTTTCCATATCTTCTCAGTCATGAACACCTCGTAGTCGTTGTCATTGGTCTCTGACACTATGGAACAAACTGTGTCTATGTATGGCAATTCGTATATGTCTTGGTCCTTGCCAAAACGTGGATAGTCCTTGGGGTCTATGCCTGGTAGTTCATATTTCTTTTCTAATCTTATTGGGGTATCCAGCATGGTGAAAGTGTGTATGCTGTTGTCCAACACACCATCATCTTTCAACTTATCGTAGAGGTTGACCCTGTGTTCTCTGGGTGCCTTGTTGAGGTAAAGGAAGTCGTGTTTCTTGTGCCAGTAACTGCCGTTGTGGTCGTGTGTGAAACTGAACTTGTTATCCTTATGCTTGATGTACATGTAGAACCAGAACCAACTAACATCACCTGTCCACTTGATGTGTTCTATGTCTATCTCCGGATACTGTTTAGTATTTCTAATATTATCTAGTGACTCCCATGGGCTGGCCTTGATGAAGATGAAGCCCTGGCTGTGTAATAGGTCACAACGTTTCTTAAGTTCCGTGTTGAATTCCGTGTTGTCTTTCAATCTGTCGTTTTGATGCCTAACGTCGATCATGGCGAACTTCCTGTCATAACTGTCTAGATCGTAATTGTGTAGGGTGTAGTATTCGCCAGTCATATCAAAGGTCTGATCTGGTAAACTGTGGTAGCTGATAAACTGTTCCAGTTTGCCATGATTGCCGGTCTTCATTACATCTGTGAGAATAAAGTTTCGTTGCATATGCCCTATAAATACGTTTATGTTAACACCTTTTTTAAAGTATGTATCTGAGGGCAAGGTCATTAGAAGACATAGTGACTTGGGTAGGTTCACCTTTCCAGAAGTCACAGAACGGATATACCTGAGTTTCCTAGCACTGTGCTTAATGAACAGTAACACAGCAACAAAAGGATTCACAAAGACATATGCAGACCAGACACTGATGTATGGAGGATTTGATCGTGTGAGGATGACCGCAAACGATCTACACAACATGCTGGCCATAGTATCAGGAGATCCAGAGATTACTAAAAAATTAGCCAACAAGGACCAAGCACAGGCCATGCGACAGAGACAGCCAGTGCCTATAATGGCAGTGAGGAGATACCTCAGGACTTTCGAAGAACCATATAAATTTCTAACGCAACTGGAAAGAGCACTGGACATAAGGGATGCCAACTACAGGAACCTGAGAAGGGCCATTAGTGATTACAGGAATCTAGGCGACAAGACTAAGAAGCAGGCCACAGCCAAACTGTTGCAACTGCTAAAGAACAAACTGCCAGGTACAGACCTATATAGACAAATACAAAATCTATCTAGATAATGACTAATCAACAGAGTTTCTGGGTACTTTACGGACACCACACCCAACCCACCTTCCTAGAGGACGCCGGCAATGGCCAATCCCTGCAGAGGGACGCCGCACTCAAGTACGTGGACAGCTGGCGCGGTTGCCTGGACATAGGTAGCAACATAGGTCAGTGGACCAGACCCCTGGCACAGAAATTCCAGAAGGTGTACTGCTTCGAACCAAACCCCAACTTCAGGGAATGCTTCGCAAAGAACATCACGGAGAGCAACGTGGAACTGTTCGCATACGGCCTGTCAGACAGACAGCACGGGGCGAGAATGAAGTTGTTCAACTCCAACATGTTGGAAGAGGGTGACGGTGGCATACAGTGCAGGACGCTGGACAGCTTCGGACTGACGGACATAGACTTCGTCAAGATAGACGTGGACGGATTCGAGATACCACTGCTGAACGGTGCCCGGGAGACATTGGCACAGAACACACCCGTGATCAACATAGAGATGAAACGAGACAAGAGGCCGGGCACGGTGAAAGTGGCAGAGAGAATACTGAAGGATTTTGGCTACAGATTCGTTGAAAGGACCAAAAGTGACGAAGTTTGGCTGAAAAAGTAATATTACAGCATAATTTACCAAATAGATCCATAAATACTTGCAACTTGATCCCTGAGCGGGATCATAGTCATTTAAACAGAACAAGGAGGATTTAAAATGGCATACGACAGCACAATACCAGCAGGCGGACACGCAAACTTCGTTTCCCCTAACACAGCACAAGAGCATGAAGGTGTAGCAGTTGACTTTATCACAGTTGACTTACTAACTACAGGCGCGGCAGAGGTAACTCATCCATACGCGGCGGCAAACACAGCGGGTCTTCATTTGATCAGAGAGGCAATCCAAAACCAAGGCGTTAACATCTTAGGAAATGGTGTTCAATCTGCGGCTTTCGAACATACTTTTATGGTTAGACGAGACTCATTAGACACAATTAGTTCAACTACAACGGCGGCGGCAATTCAAGCGGCAATTCAAGCGTTGAACTCCAACAGCAAGATTACTCAAACTATATCATCTGCGACAGCGGCTGATAGAGATATGGGCAAACTTACTGCAATGGCATAATAACATAGAATAAACATAAGGAGAATATATAATGGCTTATTCAACAACAGCAGTAGCAGGTGGAAAAGGAAACTTCGTGCTAAATCAAAACTACGAACTAGCAAATCTAGACGTAACGTTACTAACAGTTGACTGGAACGTTGACATGTCAGCAGAAGTTGGTGACTTGACATCTGGTTCAACAGTGGCTGGTTTAGATATGGTTAGACATGCATTCGCACATCACGGATTGCAAATACTTGCGGAAGGTCCGTTGGTAGAAGATGACAAACAAAAAACATACATGGTAAGAACAGACAACCTAGACACGTTATCTGCTACTACTACAATAGCGGCTTTACAGGCGTACATAAGAACACTGGATCAATCTAGTGCTTCGTTCCCGGGTGTGACAGCTGACTTAACAGGTGCAACAGTGACGGAAACTAAACTTGGTATCCTAACTGCGGCGGCTGTAGCTTAATAACATACTATAGGAGAAATATAATATGGCATACTCAACAAGTTTATCAGCAGGTGGACACTCTGGTGATAATGTGGGAAGACAAGCGTTCAACGGTAAGGGTTTAACTTTCATTGAATGTGTGTTTGATGTTGACATCACTGCTACGGCTACGACGCCAGAAGCACATGATTCAGCATTCGACAAAGTGACTAACGTGATCAACAAGAACGGTACGCTACTAGCGTCGTCTTACAGATTGGCCGGCAAGGCTACTGATGACGATGCGGCAGAGGCGGCGGCGATCAATGCTAACGACTCAGTCGACTCGTACCAGTTCATAGTTGAAGGAACACCGGGACAGTTCAACAAAGCGGACTCAATCGGTGACGCAAACATTGATGTAACGGCAACAGTCATCGCTGACGCTGAAGCAGACATAGAAGCAGACATACTAGCTGTATTATCAGTTGGTGACTCGGCAGGTAACATACAAGTAAAAGTTAGAACACTTTTACCTGAAGGTGTTTCATCTGCTGGAGATGACGCTATCTACGGAATGTTTGACCAAAGAGGTGATGCGTAAGCATAACTTCTAGTTACAGAGACTGAATACCAGAAAGGGCGGTGCTTAATTGTATCGCCCTTTCTTTACGACTTAAATAGATGCTATGCACACTTTCATGATGCACACCCTGGTAGACATATCCAAGAACGGTAACCTCAGGAACACCTTCCCGTTCGAGACACCTGCGGGAGATGTGATAGAAGACAAGGCAACACTGAGGATAGCAAGGGACCAGGACAGCAACTTCAACACCATGATACAGATGTTACAGATAAGGGGTAACATCGTGTGGGAAGAAGATCCCGTGAGATTCACACACGACCTGTCAGTGACCAAGTTTGGCAATTACTACGAGGGACAAAACACATCATGGCACTTCACTTTCTTCACAGAGCAGACGGATGTGTTTGGTAATGACAGTAACCCCACGGAGCAACTGACAGAGGACTTCAGTCTCGTGCCCATACTGACTGAATGCAAGAACTCTGCACACTTCCCCATACACACCTTCATAACAAAGGACCTGCAACAGCCGACACTGAACACCCCGACCAAGGAACAGAAGGTTCTCAACGCACTTTCGGGAGATATAATAAACACGTACTTTACATATGGTGGCTGGCATAATAAATAACAGTACATTAAGGCACAAGACCAAAAACTAAGACACAAACTTCTAAGGCTCACACAGGCAATGAAACAGGCAGACGTTCAGTATATAATAACGGAGGTAAGGAACCTCAAAAAAGAGTTAGAGAAATATATGGGTCAACACACAACAGAACTAGAGAAACAGAATTTAGAAGCACACGTGGACCTTTGTGCAGAGAGATACAAAGGATTGCACGACAGGCTTTCAGCGATCGAAATATCTTTAAAGAGAATGAATGAAGACATGTTGGCAGGCCAGAAATCATCA